TATTTGATGGTGAATTATTATCTCTAGATAATTTAGTTCCTGCTATAACTGTATCTTTATCGTTTAATGCTATTGCACCTTCTGGGGCTAAAAGAGTACGTTTGCCATAACCCGGGGAGATCATGTCGTTTGCTTTACTATATGACTGTAATGCTTGATACATTCCTGCTGTACTTGCTGCTGCTAATCCTAATCCTATAAAAGGGCCAGCAGGACCTAACCCCTTAATACCTGAAAATATTCCGGAATATATAGAACCAATTGCGGTTCTTATAGATTTAATACTCAAAACAGCCATAAGTCCTATTATAGTTTTTAAAATAGGTCCTAATCCATTTAATTTTTTATCTATAAAGCTTACTATATCTCCTATAACTTTAAAAGCAGAAGTTATTGGAAGTAATAGAAGATTTATAGCAGGCATTACAGTTGATGCTAATGTTATTAAAGGAGATACTATTTGTAATATAGGTTCAGCTAATGAAACAAATATTTCTTGAAGTTTTTCAACTGATTTATTAAAACGTTCTTGGATAGATTGTGATCTAAGCTGAGCAGCTAGTTTATCATCTCCTAATTTTAAAGCTATTTGATCATCTGATAATCCTTCTTTTTTAAGTCTATTGTATGCTTCTAAAGCGGTTTTGTCTCCTTCTCCAATTTTAGCTAATGCTTCTCTTTCAATTAATGATTTTGCTAGATCCTCCCTAGTCATACCTACAGCTTTAGCTAATGCTTCTTGCTGTATAACATTCATATTTGTAAAATCTGCTGCAGTTCCTATTTGTTTAGCTATTTCTTCAGCTACTCCTGCTATATCATTATTTAAAGCAAATAATCTAGCTCTTTCTAGATTAATATCTTTACCAACTAATAATTCGGCTTCTAATTCAGAACTAATAGATTGTTCAAAATTAAGTAAAGAACTTGCAATTTGTTCTACTTTTTCTAAATTAGTACCTAATGCTTTGGCTTGAGCTACGGCTAATGCTAATTCTTTGGGTTGCATCCCCAATGATAAAGTAGTAGCAGCAGAGGCTTTAGCAACTCCTTCTACAATTTCTTTTTCATTTAATGCTAGACCATTTACGGCGTTAAATGCTACTGCTTGCCCCAATATTTCAGCAGTATTTTCTGATAGATCTGTACCAGTTGCTACTGTTATTTTGGATAATTCGGCTGCTGCTTCTGCTGTGTATCCTGCTACTTCGGTTAATCTAGTGTAATCTTTTAACAGCTCGCCATTTAGCATGGTAGCAGTACCAAATTGTTTATTAAGTTCTATAAGCGCTTTTTGCAATGATGCAGTGTTTATATTTACATCAGCACTTAAATTGGCTATAGTATTCAATTCATTGCGTAAAGATGCAGCTTCGGCGTATGATATACCAAATGATTTAGCGAGTTCACCTGTGGATTTATCCGCAGCTATTGTAGCTTTATATAATTCTAAAATCGCTTTTTGTGTAAGTTGTATAGGATCTAAAATTCCTACTAAATTTTGTTTTATAACATTTGTAAAATGCCCTATAGCATTAAATGATTTTCCTGCTTCTTTAGCAGCTTGAGCTGCTTTTAAAGTATCTTGATATGCGTTTTCAAAACCTAAATCAGGAATACCCATGTTTTTAGTTAAAGCATCTAAAGCTTTAACAGATGCTCCGGCTAATCCCAATTCTTTATTAGTTTTTATATGTGTTACTAATGCTTTTCTGTAACCATAATCTAATATATCTGCTTGTTTTTGTTGTTCTTTAAGAGTTTCAATCCGTTTTTCTTCATTTTTATTAATATCTATTAATATTTCATTTTGATTGTATAAATCATTATTCTCTAGATGAAGTGTAAGTTTTCTTTGATTTGCTTGATTTCTAGTTATATTTCCTAAAGCTAGTTGTTGGTTTATTTGTTGTGTTAAAGTATTATTAGCTTGTATTTTATTTAAATTATTATTAAATTCTTCTTTATTTTTTCTAATAGTTTCGTCACGTTGTTTTTTTTCAACTTCTAAATATTCTTTAGCTAATTTAATTGAATCTCTTGCTACAACTGTTGATTTGAAATCTACATCTAATTCTCCTCGTTTAGTCCTAAGAAGATTATCTGCTTCTGATTGTAATGATTTCATACCCTGATAGTGTGCGGCGTTAGCAGGAATCATTAATTTTATAGTAGATAAAATACTTTTAAATCTTTTATCTAAATAATCTGTTTCATCATCTAGTTTTTCTATTAAAGATTCAACTAATTTAAGATTTTGAGATATTTTTTGTGTGTCATTTGCTACCCCATTTAATAAATTATCATAATTTTGGCCAGAAAGTGAATTTAATTCTCTAATAGCATTTTGTAAATCTTGTAAAGTAGGAGCGGCCATTTATACTTAAATATTATGTTTATTATAAATATAGAAAAGCATCACTTTCGTAATGCTTTTGTACTATAAGTAGGTTGTTTGTTTTGCTTATATTGTTTACTAGCGGCTGCAAACTCAGGAACATTAATTTTTCCATCTGCACTTACAACTTGGGTTGAATTGCCTTGATTTGTTTTGTTTATAGCTTCACTTTCATCACTATACCACTTTTCTATTTTATGGAATGTAAATTTACGTAACCATATAGGCATATTGTATATAGTATAGTAATCATATCCTCCCTTTCCATGAAATACTATTTCGTGTATTTGAGAAAATAGATTTACTCTAGATTGAGGGGCTACCTCAAGCGTCAGGCCAAAAAAAGCTAAGATTAATTGGGATAGCGACCTCCTCACCGCTATCATCTGTAAAGTTTAAATTAACATCAGGTTGAATCTGTTTAATATATTCTCTTAATGCTCTAGAATCACGAGCTAATAAATAATTATCTACAAAATCTCTGATAGTTTTTTCTGTTGAGTCTCCATTAACTGATGTGATTAAATGTTTTAATCTAGTGGTTAACTCAGGTGAAGAATTTTTATTAATCTTTTTTAATCCTTTAATTTCAGCCTCAATTTTTTTATCGTCTGCTGAGGTTAATATTTTAAAGGTTATTTTGGTTTCTGTTGAAGGTAATGTATAGTTAAATTCATTTATACCTGGGGTGATTAGAGATTCATCAAATGTTTTATTATCTAGTGTTGATAAATCTATTGTATACTCTTTGCCTCCATAGTTAAATGTATAATCTTTTCCATATCCTAAAATACGAGAAGCTACAAGCAATGCATTTTTATCTCCTACAATTAAATCATTGTAATTAATTTTAGATATAATAAGAGATTGTAATAGTTTGTCTAGTACAGTACCCTCTTGAATATATGATTGGTTAGTAAGAATATCTTCTTCTTTAGCGGTCATATATTTCATTTCAACTTTACCGCTTGATAAAGGATTGCCTTTAGGATATACTAATCCTTTAGATGGTAATTCAATTATTTCGGTTGGAAAATTTAATTCGGTCATAATTTTTATTTAAATAACTTGTGTGATTATAAATATTATAGAGGAAAGTTCTTTAATTGGATTCTTTATCCTTTTATAACTTGTTTTGAACCTTGAGTTCCTTTTAATCTAGCTTCTAGTTTATCTAATCGAGAATCGAGTTGTCGATAAACTTCTTGGAATTGTTGATCTGTGTCTCGATGCACGTCATCCACCCTACGATAAACATCAGTAAACTGGGTGTCGCATCCTCTTGCTTGTTCTTTTAATGTATTTACTGTTTTAATTACAATAAATGCGGCTATAACCTCGGCTACTACCAAGACTACAACCATACCTAATACAAAATAAAATGTTGTCATATTTTTTTTAATTTAAATTATTGAATATGTTAAAGAACTTTCCCTATAATAGGCATATAATATAAAAAAAGAGCTTGGGGTTGCCAAGCTCTTCTTGAAAAATATGTAAGCGTTTTTTAGAAGTTCAATACACAGTAATCAGGTTGAACAGTCATTTGAATATTTACAGCGGTATCAACTGTATCCCAGCTATAATCACCAAAATTAACAGTAGTAATCATTGCTCCCTTAATTACCCATTCGGATACGATATCACCTACAGGACCTAATACATCAAATGTTAAGTCTTTCTTGTAGAAATCGGAATATCCATCTCTACCAGTTACTGATTCGTGGTGTAAACGTACCCATTCCATTACGGCTTGTGCACCTGATGGGGTGATAGGGTCGAATAATGTAAACTGAATAGTGCCCCAAGTAGTTTTGCCTTTAACATAACGTTGTACGTTAATGTGGTTAAGAGCTACTGAGCCTTGAGTTAAGTTTACATTACTTACACCTTTGATTTCGTAAGCT